GCCATTCATCGCGAATACAAGCAGACATGGAAAACACTGGATGACGAACTGGCCTACGCTCTCTGGCCTAGTGATGTGGATGCCGGAAACATTGACGGCAGCATCCATCGCTGGGCAAAAAAAGAAGTTATCGACAACGACCGCGAAGACTGGAAGCGTATCTCGGCATCAATGCGCAAACAGCCTGATGCCCTTCGCTACGACCGCCAAACTATTTTTGGCCTTGTCCGTGAGCGTCCGATCGACATTCACAAAGATCCCGTAGCACTGAACAAATATATCTGCGAATACCTGACGACAAAGGGCGTGTTTGAGAATGAAGAAACAGACCTGGGCACTGTTGATGTTCTCCAGTCATCAGAAACACAAACTGATGCAGTGGAAACTGAGGTATCTGATATCCCAAAAAATGAAACCGCGCCGGAAGCTGAACCATCTGTAGAGCGTGAGGGGCCGTTCTATTTCCTCTTCGCAGATAAGGACGGAGAAAAATGCGGTCGCGCAAACAAACTTTCTGGTCTGGATAAGGCACTGGCTGCTGGCGCCACTGAAATCACAAAAGAAGAATATTTTGCCCGAAAAAATGGCACATACACGGGCTTACCGCAAAATGTAGATACCGCTGAAGATTCAGAACAACCAGAGCCGATAAAAGTTACCGCTGACGAAGTAAACAAAATTATGCAGGCAGCCAATATCAGCCAGCCTGACGCCGATAAGTTGCTTGCTGCATCACGTGGTGAATTTGTTGAAGGGATTAGTGACCCGAATGATCCGAAATGGGTTAAGGGGCTCCAGACCCGCGATTCTGTGAACCAGAACCAGCATGAATCGGAACGGAACTACCAAAAAGCGGAACAAAACAGCCCAAATGCGTTACAAAACGAGCCAGAAACGAAACAGCCTGAACCAGTAGCGCAACAGGAAGTGGAAAAAGTCTGCACCGCCTGCGGTCAGACCGGCGGCGGCAACTGCCCTGATTGTGGCGCGGTGATGGGCGACGCAACATACCAGGAAACATTCGATGAAGAGTATCAGGTTGAAGTTCAGGAAGATGATCCGGAGGAAATGGAAGGCGCTGAACATCCACACAAGGAGAACACTGGCGGCAATCAGCATCACAATAGCGATAATGAAACTGGCGAGACGGCAGATCACCCAATTAAGGTGAACGGTCATCACGAAATCACATCCACCAGCAGGACGTGTGACCATCTAATGATCGACCTTGAAACCATGGGAAAAAATCCTGATGCCCCGATCATCTCAATAGGTGCAATATTTTTCGATCCGCAAACCGGAGATATGGGACCGGAATTTAGTAAGACTATCGATCTGGAAACTGCTGGCGGAGTCATTGATCGGGACACCATTAAATGGTGGCTTAAGCAATCACGCGAAGCGCAATCTGCCATTATGACCGATGAAATCCCGTTAGATGATGCACTGTTACAATTGCGAGAATTTATCGACGAAAACTCCGGTGAATTTTTTGTTCAGGTTTGGGGAAATGGAGCCAACTTCGACAACACGATTTTGCGCCGTTCATACGAACGGCAGGGGATCCCCTGCCCGTGGCGTTACTACAACGATCGCGATGTACGCACAATCGTTGAGCTGGGGAAAGCCATAGACTTCGATGCCAGAACGGCTATTCCATTCGAAGGTGAGCGCCATAATGCACTTGATGACGCCCGTTACCAGGCAAAATACGTTTCAGTTATCTGGCAAAAACTGATCCCGAGTCAGGCTGATTCTTAATATTCAACTGTCGCCGGTTGTGACTGGTATTCTGCAACCGGCGCTCGTCTGATGTAAGAGATAAAGAAATCGATGAGCGAAGTAATCATGATTGTCTCTCCCGGCAAATGGGTATCCGAAGAGCAGTTAATTGCGCTGAAAGGAATAAAAAAAGGTACGTTAAAAAAGGCCCGGGAAAAATCGTTTATGGAAGGAAGGGAATATAAGCATGTCGCTCATGACGGTATGCCATGGGATAACAGTCCATGCTTTTACAACCTGGAAGAAATTGATCGCTGGATTGAGCGCCAGGCATCAGCGAGACCAAGACGTCATCTTACTTGACTAAAAGCCACACTAACTAATGAGAGAAGTTGAAATGAAATATCCGACAGGCGTGGAAAACCATGGAGGGAAATTACGTATCTGGTTTGTTTATAAAGACGTAAGAGTCAGGGAAAATCTGGGGGTTCCTGACACAGCAAAAAACAGGCGCGTTGCAGGTGAACTACGCTCCTCTGTTTGTTACGCAATAAAAACTGGTGTTTTCGACTATGCAAAACAGTTTCCCTCCTCACGCAATCTGGAAAAATTTGGTGAGGCCCGACAAGATTTAACCATAAAAGAACTGGCTGAAAAATTTCTGGCACTGAAAGAAACTGAAGTCGCCAAAACATCACTCAACACATACCGTGCCGTCATCAAAAATATCCTGAGCATAATCGGTGAAAAAAATCTTGCCTCATCGATTAATAAAGAAAAATTACTGGAGGTTCGTAAAGAGTTACTGACTGGATACCAGATCCCCAAAAGTAACTATATTGTTACACAACCAGGGAGATCGGCTGTAACTGTAAATAATTACATGACAAATCTTAACGCCGTGTTCCAGTTTGGTGTTGATAACGGTTACCTGGCAGATAATCCGTTTAAGGGGATCTCGCCATTAAAGGAATCAAGAACCATTCCGGATCCTCTTTCGCGGGAAGAATTTATCCGTCTTATCGATGCGTGCAGAAATCAGCAAGCAAAAAATTTATGGTGTGTTTCTGTTTATACTGGAGTTCGCCCTGGTGAGCTGTGTGCACTTGGATGGGAGGACATAGATCTGAAAAATGGAACAATGATGATCAGGAGAAATTTAGCAAAAGACCGTTTCACGGTACCAAAAACACAGGCGGGAACCAATCGGGTCATTCATCTTATTAAGCCAGCAATCGACGCTCTCCGGAGTCAGATGACATTAACGAGACTGAGCAAAGAGCATATCATTGATGTTCACCTCAGAGAGTATGGCAGAACAGAAAAACAAAAATGCACCTTTGTTTTTCAACCTGAAGTGTCAGCGAGAGTAAAAAATTATGGTGACCATTTTACCGTTGACTCAATAAGGCAGATGTGGGACGCAGCGATAAAACGTGCCGGACTCCGCCATCGAAAATCATATCAGTCGAGACATACTTATGCCTGCTGGTCGCTGACAGCTGGTGCTAACCTGGCATTTATAGCAAACCAGATGGGCCATGCAGATGCGCAAATGGTATTTCAGGTATACGGAAAATGGATGTCTGAAAACAATAATGCACAGGTAGCTTTGTTAAATACACAGTTAAGCGAGTTTGCCCCAACCATGCCCCATAACGAAGCAATGAAAAATTAATTTAATATTTATCAAATAGTTAACACGCATGACTCTTGAAATCCATAAATTCAAGCGCAGTGCCCAGCCATCCCGATACTGCTGCTTTCACCAAATCCTTAGTGCTTCTTTCGTGTTTTTCTATTGTCATAATGGTTATCTCTAAAAAAGAGGTAAGATGCGTACTACTTACTCGCCGTTATTGGTATTATTCAGAAAAAGTGAGTAAGACTTTGCAGCAATGTTTTTGATCCTGTTCAAATAAACTAATGGCATCAGCAACATGCTGGAAATCAAACGTATGGGTAATTAATTTTTCTGGTTTAATTAACCCTTTACTTAACCAGTCGATAACGATCGGGAATTTATTTGCATTTAAGCGTGAAGAGAAAATAGAGAGTTCTTTTCCGGTAATTCCTTGCTGAATCACTTCAGACGGTTCACTGGAGAACCCCATCAATACAATACGTGCCGCTGGAGAAGCCAGCGTTACGGCCTCTTTCAGGATAGAAGGATGACAAGCCGCATCGATAATTAATGTCGGCTTGATGCCTTTTTCAGTGAAAATCTCGCCAAGCGGTGTCTGGCTGTTATTAATCGCCCAGTCAGCCCCGCTCTCTTTCGCTTTTTCCAGTCGTTCATCAATGCGATCGGCAACAATCACATTTTTAACGTTATAGACGCCTTTTAATACCTGAACGATCGTCAGGCCGATTGGACCGGCACCATAAACCAGAACGGTATCATTTTCAGTCGGTTGACCATGTCCGGTTACGTTAGCCGCAATGGTAAAAGGTTCGATCATTACCGCATATTGATCGGCCACTGCTTCAGGAATTTTCCACGCATTTTTTGCCGGAACCACGGCATATTCACTGAAACCACCGTCAGCGTGCACACCTAATACAGCCAGTGTCGTACAAACGTTCGGTTTACCTATAGAGCACGGATAGCAATGCCCACAGCTGACCACCGGATCGACAGCAACACGTTCACCGACTCTGGCGCTTTCCACGCCTTCACCCACTGCATCAATGACGCCAAAGAATTCATGACCAATGACGCGCGGATATTTCGCAAAAGGATTATGCCCACGATAAATATGGCTATCTGAACCACAAATTCCGGCAAGTTTCACTTTTACTCGTACTTCACCCGCTGACGGGGTGGGTATTTCACGTTCGACAATCGCCAGTTGATTCGGTTTTTCAATTAATATGCTTTTCATTATCTTACTCCTTACCAGTTCCACAGCGTGCCATCTTCCAGACGTGCGACTGGTAGATAAGCAGGTTCATAGGGATATTTCGCCGCCAGCTTTTCATCGAATTCGATACCAAGACCCGGTTTGTCTCCCGGATGCATATAGCCGTTATCGAAAGTCCAGTTGTGCGGGAAGACTTCGAGCATTTGTTCGGAATAACCCATGTATTCCTGGACACCGAAATTGGGGACCCACAGATCAAAGTGCAGCGCCGCAGCCATGCAGACTGGTGACAAATCGGAAGGACCGTGTGAGCCAGTACGTACCTGATACAGCGAAGCAAAATCGGCAATCCGGCGCATACCGGTAATTCCGCCTGCATGGGTCAGCGTGGTGCGGATATAATCGATGAGTTGCTCTTCAATCAGTTGTTTGCAGTCCCAGATGCTGTTGAAGACTTCACCCACTGCGATGGGTGTGACGGTATGTTGGCGAATGAGACGGAAGCATTCCTGGTTTTCCGCAGGCGTCGGGTCTTCCATCCAGAACATGCGATAATCTTCAATGCTTTTACCAAAGCGCGCCGCTTCAATAGGCGTTAAGCGATGGTGCATGTCATGCAGCAAATGTTCATTAAAACCAAACTTGTTACGTACCGCGTCAAACAATTTCGGCATGAAATCGAGGTATTTCTCCGTCGACCACAGCTGCTCTTCCGGCCACTGTCCTTTGGTTGCGGGTTCATAAGCCAGACCTTTACCTTTCGACATGCCGTAGGTGGTTTTCATACCAGGGATTCTGCACTGCACGCGGATGGCTTTGAATCCAAGCTCTTGATGACGGGCATAATCATCCAGAGCTTCATCAATACTGTGACCGGTGGTATGGCAATAAACCATCACCCCTTCACGAGACGCGCCGCCGAGTAACTGGTAAAGCGGCATGTTGGCAGCTTTGGCTTTAATATCCCACAGCGCCATATCAACCGCTGAAATGGCCGACATCGTAACCGGACCGCGACGCCAGTAAGCACCTTTATAGAAAAACTGCCAGATATCTTCGATACGGTGCGCATCGCGACCAATAAGCTGCGGACAAAGGTGATCCTGCAAATAAGAGGCCACGGAAAGCTCACGTCCATTGAGGGTGGCATCCCCAAGGCCCGTAATACCGTCCTCAGTGGTGATTTTTAATGTGACGAAATTACGCCCCGGACAGGTAACAAAAACTTCAGCCTTTACGATCTTCATGTTCGATTCCTTGCATCGCTTGTCGTGATGCATGAAATCTACGCAACTGAGCTGCTACCATACAAGTATAAAGATCGAAAAAAGCCGGAGTGATCACAAAAAAAGGCGTATATTTGCGCTGTGAATGGTTGACAAAAGATGAAATAGAATACCTTTTGTCAGCTGACACTTCCTCTTATCTTATTGATAAAATGGATTTATGTTCCTACGTGCGCCCCCAGCCCGCAACAATGATCAACATGCCGCAAAGCGCAATCAACGCACCCGTCCAGTCATAAAGAGTCAGTTTCACGCCATCCACAACGCGCAGCCACATCAACGCCGTGCAGACATAAACGCCACCATAAGCCGCGTAAACACGCCCACTCGCCGCTGGATGCAACGTTAACAACCAGACAAACAGCGCCAGTGAAATCCCCGCCGGAAGCAACAGCCAGATACTGGCGTTTCGTTTTAACCACAACCAGGGCAGAAAGCATCCAATAATTTCACACAGCGCAGTAGCAAAAAATAGTAACGTTGTTTTAATCATCTTTGTCTCTTATTGACATCATGTATAGTTATAGGGCGACATAATATCATCAATATAAACACCCTCCTGGTACGTTTTGCGTCCGCAGTGGATGGTGTAGAATCACCTTTAATCATTCATACAGGGAATGAATTATGAAAATCACTCTCAGCAAACGAATCGGCCTGTTCGCTATTCTGCTGCCTTGCGCACTGGCATTGAGCACAACTGTTCATGCCGAAACTAACAAACTGGTGATTGAGTCTGGCGACAGTGCACAAAGCCGCCAGCACGCCGCTATGGAAAAAGAGCAATGGAATGACACGCGCAATCTGCGCCAGAAAGTGAATAAACGCACTGAAAAAGAGTGGGATAAAGCCGACGCCGCTTTTGATAACCGCGATAAATGTGAGCAAAGCGCCAACATCAATGCCTACTGGGAGCCCAATACTTTGCGCTGCCTGGACCGTCGAACTGGCCGCGTTATTACCCCCTAACCTGTTATTGATTTAAGGAATGTAAGGACACGTTATGCCAAGCGCCCACAGTGTTAAGCTACGCCCGCTGGAGCGTGAAGATTTACGCTATGTACATCAACTCGACAATAACGCCAGTGTGATGCGTTACTGGTTTGAGGAACCCTACGAAGCCTTTGTTGAACTCTCTGATCTGTATGATAAGCATATTCACGATCAGAGCGAACGGCGCTTTGTGGTGGAATGTGACGGCGAAAAAGCCGGTCTGGTGGAGCTGGTGGAAATTAACCATGTTCATCGCCGCGCAGAATTTCAGATAATTATCTCCCCGGAGTATCAGGGGAAAGGTCTGGCAACCCGTGCCGCCAAATTAGCAATGGACTATGGCTTTACCGTTCTCAATCTCTATAAGCTGTATCTGATCGTTGATAAAGAGAATGAAAAAGCGATTCACATTTACCGCAAGCTTGGCTTTTCGGTTGAAGGTGAATTGATGCACGAGTTCTTTATTAATGGTCAATATCGTAATGCCATTCGCATGTGTATATTCCAGCATCAGTATCTGGCAGAGCACAAAACACCGGGTCAGACTCTCCTGAAGCCGACCGCACAATAGCATTAATAATAATCGATCGTATTTTTGATGGTGTAAACCCGTTCGACGGCGGGTTTTACTCCTTCACCAACAATGATTAGCTGACAGTCCACCGGATTAGCGTGACTGTCATATTCACAGCTCTGTTTTACATTACCAACCCGTTGATTATTCAGTAAAGTAACCGCTGTGTAATCTAATTTTTTGATCGGATCCGTTGATGGCGTGGCGCTGACAGATAATGTTTTGTCGTTACTTTTCGTGGTTTTACCCAGCGGATAACCCTGATCATCATAGCGATATTCCATCTGCATTTGTTTGCTGCTGGCTTTAATCACGAAGCCATTATCATCGGTTTCCCAACTCACCCCGGCAGAAGGTAATTCTGCTAGCTGGCATTTTCCCTGTAAACGTACTCTCTTCTCCAGCGTCTCGGCATCACGGTAATAATTGGCGTCCAGTACCAGAGCGACCACGGTATTATTTTCCAGATCCAGTAATTCGAGTGAATCAAAACAGCCTTCTTCCGACAAAGTCCCAGAAACACGTTTCGTCACTTCACCTTGCTCATCCATTAATGTCTGAGTGAAATCTTTTACCGGACCACGCAGCGGATCAAAATCGAATTCATTAGAGAAACTGGCCATCTCAGGGGTAAATGAAAGTGTTACCTCTGTGCGGTCACATCCTGTGAGGAATATCGCGAGTAAGCATGGTAGTAATTTGTATTTCACAACAGTCACCAGAGAGTAGAGATGATTCTCAATCATAGTAGCAAATACAGTACTTTACACGTTAAATGCTATGCTTAAAGAAGTTATCTTCGCGTAAGGAGCTTATGATGAAACTCTCAACCTGCTGTGCCGCGCTTCTGCTCGCCCTCGCCTCACCCGCGGTACTCGCCGCGCCGGGATCCTGTGAGCGCATACAGAGCGATATATCACAGCGCATTATCAATAATGGCGTACCCGAAAGCAGCTTCACGTTAAGTATTGTACCCAATGACCAGGTTGATCAGCCTGATTCCCAGGTCGTCGGCCATTGCGCTAATGATACGCATAAAATTCTCTATACCCGCACCACCAGCGGTAACGTCTCTGCTCCCGCGCAGTCTAGCCAGGATGGCGCGCCTGCCGAACCGCAGTAACACATTATCGACTGAACGCCGGATATGACAAATCCGGCGATTTGAACATACAACATAATCCCACCTTATTACTCATACCCTTCTATTGATATGGATTAATAATTCTTAACCCAAAATGGGTAGACTCCCTCTATTGTTAGCGCGCTAAATATTCAATATATAAACTTTTATATAACGATAAAGAACAGGGAGTGAGTTATGTCCAAAAATGAACGAATGGTGGGCATCAGCCGCAGAACACTCGTTAAATCTACCGCGATAGGTTCTCTGGCGCTGGCTGCAGGCGGTTTTTCTTTGCCGTTTACCCTGCGCAATGCAGCAGCAGCGGTACAACAGGCCCGCGAAAAAGTGGTCTGGGGTGCCTGTTCCGTCAACTGTGGTAGCCGCTGTGCGCTTCGTCTACATGTTAAAGATAATGAAGTGACCTGGGTGGAAACTGACAATACCGGCAGCGATGAGTACGGCAACCATCAGGTACGCGCCTGTTTGCGCGGTCGCTCCATCCGCCGGCGTATTAATCATCCCGATCGCTTGAATTACCCAATGAAACGCGTGGGCAAACGCGGCGAAGGCAAATTCGAACGGATTAGCTGGGATGAAGCCCTGGATACTATCGCCAGTAGCCTGAAGAAAACCGTCGAACAATATGGCAATGAGGCTGTATATATTCAGTACTCTTCGGGGATCGTTGGCGGCAATATGACCCGCTCTTCGCCATCAGCCTCGGCGGTCAAACGCCTGATGAACTGCTACGGCGGTTCACTCAACCAGTATGGCTCCTACAGCACTGCGCAAATTTCCTGTGCCATGCCCTACACCTACGGCAGTAATGATGGCAACAGCACCACGGATATTGAAAACAGCAAGCTGGTCGTGATGTTTGGTAACAACCCGGCAGAAACCCGCATGAGCGGTGGTGGCATCACTTATCTTCTTGAAAAAGCGCGCGAGAAATCGAACGCCAAAATGATTGTTATCGATCCGCGATATACCGATACGGCTGCCGGTCGTGAAGACGAATGGCTCCCTATTCGCCCGGGCACCGATGCCGCGCTGGTTGCGGGTATTGCCTGGGTATTGATTAACGAAAATCTCGTTGATCAACCTTTTCTCGATAAATACTGCGTCGGCTATGACGAAAAAACCTTACCCGCAGATGCACCCAAAAATGGTCACTATAAAGCCTATATTCTTGGTGAAGGTGACGATAAAACAGCGAAAACGCCGCAGTGGGCTTCGCAAATTACCGGTATCCCGGAGGACCGTATCATCAAACTGGCGCGTGAAATTGGCACAGCAAAACCCGCTTATATCTGCCAGGGCTGGGGGCCACAACGCCAGGCAAACGGCGAACTGACTGCACGCGCTATTGCTATGTTACCTATTTTGACGGGCAATGTCGGCATCAGCGGCGGAAATAGTGGCGCGCGTGAATCGACCTATACCATTACCATAGAACGCCTGCCGGTGCTGGATAATCCGGTCAAAACGTCAATCTCCTGCTTCAGCTGGACAGATGCTATCGATCATGGTCCGCAAATGACGGCAATCCGCGACGGCGTCCGCGGCAAAGATAAACTGGATGTGCCCATTAAGTTCATCTGGAACTACGCGGGAAATACCCTCGTTAATCAGCATTCTGACATCAACAAAACGCATGAAATTCTGCAGGACGAATCGAAATGCGAAATGATTGTGGTCATCGAAAACTTTATGACCTCATCGGCAAAATATGCCGACATTCTGCTGCCAGACCTGATGACCGTTGAGCAGGAAGATATTATTCCTAACGACTACGCCGGTAACATGGGATATCTCATTTTCCTCCAGCCTGTCACCAGCGAAAAATTCGAACGCAAACCGATTTACTGGATCCTGAGTGAAGTCGCGAAACGTCTTGGACCTGACGTCTATCAAAAGTTCACAGAAGGTCGCACGCAGGAACAATGGTTACAACATCTGTACGCCAAAATGCTTGCCAAAGATCCGGCGTTACCGTCTTACGACGAACTGAAAAAAATGGGTATCTATAAGCGTAAAGATCCCAATGGCCATTTTGTCGCCTACAAAGCATTTCGTGACGACCCCGAGGCAAATCCACTTAAAACGCCTTCCGGTAAGATTGAAATTTATTCCAGCAGGCTGGCGGAAATTGCCCGTACCTGGGAACTGGAAAAAGATGAAGTGATAAGCCCATTGCCAGTTTATGCCTCAACCTTTGAAGGCTGGAACTCCCCTGAACGTAGAACCTTCCCACTGCAACTGTTTGGTTTCCATTACAAATCCCGTACTCACTCGACCTACGGCAATATTGATCTCCTGAAGGCTGCCTGCCGTCAGGAGGTGTGGATCAACCCTATAGATGCGCAGAAACGTGGGATTGCCAACGGCGATATGGTGCGGGTGTTTAACCATCGTGGCGAAGTTCGGCTACCAGCCAAAGTAACACCACGTATTCTCCCTGGAGTTAGCGCTATGGGCCAGGGAGCCTGGCACGAGGCCAATATGTCTGGCGATAAAATCGACCATGGCGGCTGTGTGAATACGCTAACCACTCTGCGCCCTTCACCACTGGCGAAGGGAAACCCGCAGCACACTAATCTGGTCGAGATCGAAAAAATATAACCCACGACAACCATAAATTCTGGCATGACATTTTGTTTGAAAAGCAATAAGTGAGTAATGATGAAAATCCATACCACAGAGGCGCTCATGAAGGCTGAAATCAGCCGTAGAAGTCTGATGAAAACCTCCGCACTTGGCAGTCTTGCGCTGGCAAGCAGTGCTTTCACTCTGCCATTTTCCCAAATGGTCCGGGCGGCAGAGGCTCCGGTAGAAGAGAAAGCGGTCTGGAGTTCCTGCACCGTTAACTGCGGGAGCCGCTGTCTGTTACGTTTGCATGTGAAAGATGACACCGTGTACTGGGTGGAGTCTGATACGACAGGTGACGACGTCTACGGTAATCATCAGGTTCGAGCGTGTTTACGCGGGCGCTCTATCCGCCGACGGATGAATCATCCTGATAGGTTGAAATATCCCATGAAGCGCGTCGGCAAGCGCGGTGAAGGTAAATTTGAACGGATAAGTTGGGACGAAGCCCTGGATACCATCAGTGATAATCTTCGGCGGATCCTGAAAGATTACGGCAATGAGGCTGTACATGTCCTGTACGGAACAGGCGTAGATGGCGGAAACATCACCAACTCAAACGTCCCGTACCGTCTGATGAACTCTTGCGGTGGTTTTCTCAGTCGCTATGGCAGCTACAGTACCGCACAGATCAGTGCCGCAATGAGTTATATGTTCGGTGCCAATGATGGCAACAGCCCGGATGATATCGCCAATACGAAACTGGTCGTTATGTTCGGAAATAACCCGGCAGAAACGCGGATGAGCGGCGGTGGTGTCACTTACTACGTCGAGCAAGCCCGCGAACGTTCAAACGCACGCATGATCGTCATCGATCCACGTTATAACGACACTGCTGCCGGGCGTGAAGATGAATGGCTGCCCATTCGCCCTGGCACCGATGGCGCACTGGCCTGTGCGATTGCCTGGGTACTGATTACTGAAAACATGGTCGATCAGCCATTTCTCGACAAATATTGTGTTGGTTACGATGAAAAAACGCTGCCCGCCAACGCACCACGTAACGCGCATTATAAAGCCTATATTCTGGGCGAAGGGCCTGACGGCATAGCTAAAACGCCGGAATGGGCAGCAAAAATCACCAGCATCCCGGCAGAAAAAATTATCCAGTTGGCACGAGAGATCGGTTCAGCAAAACCTGCTTATATTTGTCAGGGTTGGGGGCCACAACGACATTCCAACGGCGAGCAAACATCCCGCGCTATTGCCATGCTTTCCGTTCTCACCGGCAACGTCGGCATAAACGGCGGCAACTCAGGCGTACGCGAAGGTAGCTGGGATCTGGGGGTAGAATGGTTCCCGATGCTCGAGAATCCTGTTAAAACGCAGATTTCCGTCTTTACATGGACAGATGCCATCGACCATGGTACGGAAATGACCGCGACCCGTGATGGTGTTCGTGGAAAAGAAAAACTGGATGTCCCCATCAAGTTTTTATGGTGCTACGCCAGTAACACATTGATCAATCAACATGGCGACATCAATCACACCCATGAGGTGCTTCAGGATGACAGCAAGTGCGAGATGATTGTTGGCATTGACCACTTCATGACGGCCTCGGCTAAGTATTGCGATATCCTGTTGCCCGACCTGATGCCAACAGAGCAAGAAGACCTTATCTCTCATGAATCTGCAGGGAATATGGGCTATGTGATCCTCGCCCAACCCGCAACCTCAGCAAAATTTGAACGCAAACCCATCTACTGGATGCTGAGTGAAGTCGCCAAACGCTTAGGACCAGACGTTTATCAAAACTTTACTGAAGGTCGCAGTCAGCATGAATGGATCAAATATCTCCATGCGAAAACGAAGGAACGTAACCCTGAGATGCCCGACTACGAGGAGATGAAAACGACCGGGATCTTTAAGAAAAAATGCCCGGAAGAACACTACGTCGCTTTCCGCGCATTCCGTGAAGATCCACAGGCAAACCCGTTGAAAACACCTTCGGGGAAAATCGAAATTTATTCTGAACGACTGGCGAAGATTGCAGATACCTGGGAATTGAAAAAAGATGAAATTATTCATCCCCTTCCTGCGTATACTCCAGGTTTTGATGGCTGGGACGATCCCCTGCGGAAAACCTATCCACTGCAGTTAACGGGCTTCCATTACAAAGCGCGTACCCACTCCAGCTACGGCAATATTGATGTGTTACAGCAGGCCTGCCCACAAGAGGTGTGGATCAACCCCATTGATGCTCAGGCACGCGGTATCCGTCATGGCGATACCGTGCGGGTATTTAACAATAATGGAGAAATGCTGATTGCCGCAAAAGTGACTCCGCGTATTCTGCCTGGCGTTACCGCCATCGGGCAAGGTGCGTGGCTTAAAGCGGATATGTTTGGTGACCGGGTCGATCACGGCGGCAGTATCAATATTCTGACCTCTCACCGCCCTTCACCGCTGGCAAAGGGAAACCCGTCGCACAGCAATCTTGTCCAGATCGAAAAGGTTTAAGGAGTAGCCCATGACCACACAATATGGATTTTTTATCGATTCCAGCCGCTGTACTGGCTGTAAAACCTGCGAACTGGCGTGCAAAGATTTTAAAGTTGGTTACGTATCGTTTAAAATCAATTAGATAGCCCGTCATTTCTGCGCTCACACGTCCCAACATTGAAAAACATGCAAAGCTTTGTAAGCCGGTGCAAAGCTTTGTGTGTCTCACTTTTGTCCCAATACCAATCCGAATCCACCCTTTGTCATCATTGAGAAATGGCAAGGAAGAAAAGGATGTTACTGCACGATTTGACAAATCCGCCAGAGCTATCGCATACTGACCGCACTACAACGTCAGCGGTCAACCGCACCCGATAGCTTTGCGGCTTTTTTATGCCTGTTTACAGGTATCGCCATATCAATGGCGGGTCGAGAGAGCCTAATACAATACCCTTTCGGGAAATACGCTCCGCCGTCTGACGCGGTAGTTGAAGCCCGCCCCCCCACTAAGGTGGCAGTCAATACTAAAACGTCAGGAGTCATAATTATGACTAATCAACTCATTCCCGTTTTCGATGGAACCATCAACAACGAACCAGTTTTACTTTGCAATGCTCGCAATCTGCACGCTTTTCTTGGTATTGGTAAAATGTTTGCTCACTGGATCAAGGACAGGCTGGGTGAATATGGATTCGTTGAAAATCAAGATTTTGTGATTGCTTGCAAAAATTGGCAAGCAAAAGGTAGAGGCGGTCACAACCGCAAGGAATACCACCTCACCCTCGACACAGCCAAAGAGCTTGCGATGGTTGACGACTGCGTCCAATACTGACTATACTCCGCGCCGAGGCCTCGAAAACCTCCCAAAAGCGGATTAAACCAACCCCGTCAGTGTTGGATTTTTTATGCCTGTTATTCAGTGATAGCACAGTGTGCGGTCACATCCCCGATCAATGTCGGGAGGGCGACGAATACAACACCCGCAAGGGGAATAAGTCCGCGGTATCTTTTGGGCCGTTTCGAGCCTCCCGGCACCACATCTTGTGGTGGCATTTCTCGAAAAAAGCCAAAGGAGGTCATCATGACCACTCAACTCATCCCTGTGTTTGAAGGTACAATCTCAAATGAACCTACGCTTCTGGTGAACGCGCGTGATTTGCATGGATTTTTAGAGGTAGGTAAAGATTTTTCTAACTGGATACGGGCCAGGCTAAACGAGTATGGATTCGTAGAAAATTTAGACTACATTCTATTTTCACCAAATTTGGCGAAAACTCCAGGCCGCCGCCGCAAGGAATACCACCTCACCCTCGACACAGCCAAAGAGCTTGCGATGGTTGAACGTAACGAAAAAGGTCGCCAGATCCGCCGCTACTTCATCGAGTGCGAAAAGAAACTTCGCAACATTCAGCCAGTACAAGCAGAACCACAGCCGCAATTCACAGCCGAGGAAATCATCCTCCTTTGCTACATGCAGCTCTGGATGGAAAAAGCCCAGGACATCAGCAAACACCTGTATCCCATTATGAAAGAGCTGAACTCCTCATACACGAACAAGCTGTATGACATTGCGTTTGAGACCATCTACATGGTGACGAAGAACAGAGACGCGCTACTAAGGGAGGTAACACATCTCGACATGTCAAGTTCCGTTATCCAGCGGGCCATGCCAATGCTGAAAAGTCTGCGGGCAAGACAATTTGAATTCTGAAACCAAAGGAGCTTCGGCTCCTTTTTTCATGCCTGAAGGAAAGGAAAATGGCAGATATCATCGACAATGCCGCTGAAATCGAAGAATTGCAGCGCAATCTCTCCCTGCAAAAATACAAATCCGATAGTAATGCCCCATCTGCTACTCATTGTTGCGAGTGTGGCGATCCGATAGATGAGCGGCGACGCCTGGCTGTTCGTGGATGCCGAGCTTGCGCCAGTTGCCAGCAGGATATTGAACTTATCAACAAACAGAGAGGTGTGAAGTGAACATCAACACCACGATAACGATCGATACAGCCCTGAACACCGGCCTGGCGCTCCTTGGTTATTTCTACATCATGTTCTGCAGCGGACGATGGCTGTCACTGTTGTTCATGAAAAAATGGAATAAACGCCGTAAGCAGGAGCAACGCCAGAAGGCAATGGATGCATTTTTCGAAGCCTTCGGGATTGACAGCATGGAACCAGGGGATCCAGCTCGCGCAATCAGCAGAGGGGGCGTAGTAATCCTTGTATATCGGAGTGAAGAGAAAAATGACGATCACAAAACAACGTGTAGAAAAAATCATATATCGCCATGAAATGGGACTGAACAGCGATGTCACTGCCGAAGAGGTTTATGACCTGGCTGTACTGGCGCTGAATTTATCAAATATCGCAAACCTGAAGCGATACGAGCTTGATATGGATGGTTGCGACTCGTGCGGTCAGGATTGTGGCGCAGATATGACTGAAGATCCTGATGGTGATTATGTCCTGTTTGATGACGTGGTTAAGTTGTTTGAGCTTGATACATTCGAAAGCCCAGCAAAGGAGGCAACCAGTGAGCAAGATTGATTATCAAAAGCTTCGTGAAATCGCTGAAAAAACAAAAATTGCTGGTGAAGCACCTGTAATGCCTTTCGATCAGCGAATTAATGCGCTTAACGATTTTATGAAGCACTTTTCGCCAGATATCGCGCTGGCATTGTTGGATGAGATCAACGCATTAGAGGAAACGCGTATCAACGATGTTTGCCGTATTGCGGAACTAACAAAACAACTGGAGTTGGCAAAATCAAAACTCAACGAGCAGCGTGAGTATTACGAGGGCGTTATCTCGGATGGAAGTAAGCGCATAGCAGAGTTAGAAAGTGATTCTCAGGCACAAAAGTTAGTTGAAGCAATCATTGTTGCGATAGAAAACGAACAGAAACGTCTTTTTGATGAAGATTACCTAATGGATTCGAAAGAATGCATTGACGTAATTCGTGAAGAAGTAAAGCGATGGAATGATTCCCGCGCCGCTGGCATTCGCATCAAAGGAGAGTGAGATGACCACATCGCATTCTGCAATTACCCAGAAAAAAGCCTTCCACATACTCGAACGATTAGAGGCGCTTGCTACGGAGGAGGAGATATCCCCGGAGAAACTGGTTGAGTTCAGCCGTGTGATATTGCGTCGCAAGAACGATATGGAGCGGCTGACATCTGGCGCTCCATCCTTATCAGTCAGGCGAACACTTTGTTGCAGCTTCTGCAACAAATCCCAGTACGCCGTCAAAAAGTTAATTGCTGGGGACGCCGTTTTCATCTGCGACGAGTGTGTGGATGTGTGCAACAGAATTATCCGGGGAGAGAAAGAGGGATCAGCATGAAATTTTCCAAATTTTCTGAGTTGGTGAATCGTATTTTGTCCAACAACCACAGCCATCGTCGCGATATGGATGTAACGATCGTTGTTCATTCGCCTGGTCGCATCGGTTCAACACCATCAGTTGAGGTTCAGTCAATTCAGGCGGGTTTTGATTGGGATGCCGGGAAAGTGATGATTTTTCCAGCACAGCCACTGACCACGCTAACACCGGAGCAGGTTGCTGATATCACTGATAGTGTGCGCAAAGGTCAGTCTTGGCACGCGTATCAGGAATACAAGAAGCATAAAGAGCAGTTGGAAAAATTGTCGATGGAGTTGGAAGCCGCTAAACAGCGGGAAAAAGATCTGTTTATGGAAAATGTTCGACTTAAGTCAGGTATAGCCGGTCTGATACACCTCGGTATTCGATATGCGGATGTTGAGGTCATGAAAATTGCTGGAGATGCCCAGCTTTCTACTCCATGCACTGACAGCATCATAAACAGCATTGCAGCAGGCATTTTCACCAAAGAGGGGGCAGCACGATGAGAACACTAGAGGTTCGCGCTGAAGACGTAATCCCTGGTGATGTGCTCATAACATCTAAAGGTCAACAATGTGCGGTTAAATCTTTTTGGATGGAAAATGACAAAGTGACTCTGTTCGGTACGGATGGTTCCGAAACTGATTATGACTACGACGAATTGCTTGTTATTGAGAGAGCTGCCTAATGACCACCTTTACCAAAGAACAGTTAATCTCCCATGCACGCGAAAGCGTTAGTTATCTGGAAAACTTGAAAGGACGTGTTAGCAAAGAAGGTGCGGACTGCAAAGTTGTTATTGAGATGGTTGCACGAGATCTAAAACTGGCACGGATTGCGCTGGCATCGCTGGAAGCAGATCCAGTTAAACGAGTTAACTCAGATCAGATGCGCCGAGTCTGCTTAGAAGCTAATCGCCATTTAGATAAATATGACGCGATGGCGAAAGAGGTAAATAAGTTGCTTGGACGCATCGCCCCGCCAGCGCCGGTAGTGCCGGAAGAAGCAACTCCGGAAAACGTAGAAATGCTCTCTGGCTATGTTTCCACGTACAAATTAACCGATAGCGAGCGCGATATTGCTGCCGAAATATGGAACGCCTGCCGCGCCGCCATGCTTCAGTCCGGAAACTTTCGGGAAAATAAAGATTCGTCAACCAATAATTTTCGGAAAATCCCGGAAGCGTCAACCAGCTCTCCGGTAACTCCGGATGGTTGGATAAGCTGTAGTGATCGAATGCCAGAAATGGGAGAGCGACAATACTATGTGTTAGCAGCTGACTTTAAAAACAACTACCCACCAAGCATCCCCAACACTCAGGTCGGCGTATATGGCGACTGGTTTAATGATGGCAATCCCACTTGGGATGACGGTGATGGCGAAGACCTGCATCTCAAAGAAGTAACCCACTGGATGCCGCTACCAGAACCGCCGAAGGAGGTACGCCAATGACCTAGCCTGAAGCATTTGCAATTGTAGTGGCTGCCATTTCGATCGCACTGATTGTTTTTGCGATTTGCCGCTGGGGGTAAAATAGTTCACCTGCATGGAGATTTGATGCCGGGGAATTGTGGGGGAGCATTCAAACCTCTCCCCTTCCCGGTTAAAGACTCCATTGCTTTGCGGTCAGAGAGATACATCAGCTTCATCAGCTTAATGAAACGCATAGATCCGCCATGCTTTTTCAGCAAATACGCTGCCATTTGCGCAACTTTTTCTTCATTAAACATAAATCGGCTCTCTGTCTCACATGAAATACTCTTTCTGACTATATGTTAATAGCTCCGGTTATTACAGGTTAATGTGTGTTTATTTCTTAATCAGCCCCGCACCTCCGTACGGGGCCATTTCTGTTAATCCACTCCCACTTTTTTGTTGTACTCGCGGTTAAACCGATCCACGGCAACCTTCATATCCCGCTCTACCGATTTCACCATCGCCGCCTGCTGCGCCAGACTGAGAGAACTGTCGGCATAAATGGCATCGCGCTGTTTGCGCAAATCCTTCAGTCTCTTCCGGGTATCCTGCATAAGCCCGTTCATCAACAATTTTCCGTTGTTCTCGTCAATGAACGCCGTTCTTTCTGCACCGGTCAGACTCTTCAGCTCTGCGTGATACTGCGCAACCTCTGTCATCCGGTCGTACATCTTCTGCTGGTCTGCATACGGCATCACCTCACCCGAAATTTTCCCCAGGAAGGGCACCTGCTGTTCCGGTATATCAATACCATTCAGCGATTTCACCGCCGCATCCGTGGTTTTGGAAATGAAGCGCCCTGTCCCTCCGGAGATATAGTCAATCCAGAATTTCAGCGATTCCGGTGTGATATCCACCGCGCCGGGACGATACTGGCTGCCACCTGAGAACGCATTCAGCCAGAATGCAAACGCCTTGTACGCTTCTGGCGTTGAACGTCTTCCCAGCTGGCTGTCAGGTTTTGGTGTACCAAACGGCATGTTCTCCTGGTAAATCTGCGCCCCCATGAAGTTTTCGTTCATGGCAAGATTCGCAAACGGACGCAGAATTGTCGGTGCTGCATTTTTCAGCAATGCCCCCGACAACGTTTCCGACGTCTCGCTGCCGATCGGGCTGAATGCCCCCAGGATACCGCCGACAACATTACCGGCAGCACGTGAAGCAGTCAGGTCGCCCGCTGCCACACCTTCAGCTGTATGACCAAGCAGGAAGAACACGTTGTACCCGTAAGGCAGAGGAATACTCCAGTACTCACCGGCCTTGCCCCCGAACATCGATTTCATGATGACGAGGTTACGCTCTTTCACATGAGACGGTACTTTGTCGTACCAGTTACCCCCGTCATCATCCTCCCCCGCCACACTGCGGTTAAGCGAGCCAAGCAGATAACCCGCTCCCACAGCTGCAAGCACGATTTTCTGCGGTACATTGAGATTCTTCCAGCGAAGGCGCTCCAGTAACGGCCCGTCGCCATTAAGATGTCCGAGCGTTCTCACCAGGTTTGCGGTCCCCTGAATGCTGGCGTTGGCAAACATGTACAGCGAGTTCATCAGCATCCCCTGCTCACCACGACGGTTAAAGTTCACCGTCATGTTTTTGGCAAGAGACGCCGCCTGCTGGCGTGACAAACCGGCATCACGGGCGTGTTTATAGGCAGAAAGACGCAGAGCGTTTTCAACCGCGCCGTTGGCATCCTCGACCAGGTTCAGGAACGAATGCCATGCACCGATACTCTGGCCTTTCCATCCGCCCTTCGCCAGCGACACAAGGCGATCCATTTCCTTCTGCTGGCCCTCAAGGTCACCCATGTTAAACCAGCCGGTTTTACCTCCGTCCTCAACAAACTCTTTCCACACTTTCTGCCACTGTGCGCCTTTGCCCGTGAGGGTTTTACCCCGCAGACTTGCGTATACGGCTGACATGGCGGAACGGCTGTCTTTCACCACAGCCAGCGCGGATAAGTTATCCAGCTCTTTCAGTTTACCGTCGCTCCTTCCCTGCTCAGCCTTCAGGTTCATCACCGCAGTCTGCACGTCACGGATGAAGTTACTGACCAGAAATTCCGGGTTATACGACGTGTTCACCGTTGCCAGGAAGCGGTTAACTTTCCCCAGCGTACGGATTACGGCGTTACTGGTTTCCGGCCCCATGTTCTTCATCGCACGCATCAGGCGCGGATCATGAAGTTTAATGTAGTAAGTTTTGCCGTCCTTTTTGGTGGTGAAGTAGCGATCCGCCATCATTGCCATCGGCACAGGGCGCTCGACAACTTCGCGAATGGTTTCACCAGTTTCCTGGTCCTTGCGCTCTGCAATCACACGCATTGTATCCGGTCTGTCATCAGTGAATACCTGCCAGTAATCCTTGTCGGGATTATCCTGTACCAGTTTCAGGAAGGCGTTACCCACTTCATTTTTGCGATTGCGGATCAGCGATTCACTCAAATCCTGTATCGCCTGAGTGGAAGGAGACTGTGCGCGGGATGCACGCCCCATGGCCTGCTTACTTTCACGCCCGCCGATGGTGAATCCCTTGCCTGTACGTGGCTGTGACACCACACCGTCAACATCCTGCCCTTTCAGGGGGACGTAGTAACGGTAGGCTTTCTGCCAGGCATCCACCACGCCGCTCTCTTCCAGTCCTGCCTCACGGATAATCTCACGGCGACGGGCCAGCATATCGTCAATAATCCCTGCCAGACGGTCATACTGTGCCTGTTTGCCGCTGTTACGCACACGCTGCATGATTTCCGCCGCTTCCGCGTTGGTCATCCCCGAACCGCCGTCCGGCATTTTCGGGTTGATTTTCGCAATATGCACGTTACGTTCCGGCGCGTGACGGGCGTAGAGGTACTCATCCAGATCGGCCTGCGCAATTTTGTAGTCCGCCAGCAATTTGGCCAGCGGCTGAACGTAGCGCTCCTTCATTACGTTCAGGTCGTTTTCCGCCTTCCCGTGGAAGAGTTCTTCAGCCATATAGGCGTTATTGCTGTCATCTATTTTTCCGCCAGTTTTACGGATATTCTCCTGCACCGCCTTCAGCACCTGGAATTTATCCTGCATCTGGCGAACAAAACGGGATGCAATTGTCTCTTCCGGCATCAGACTGCTGGTGCGGGAGTAATACGGCCCCTTGCGAATATCTTCAGGATAGAGTATTTTATCAACAGAGCCGCGATAAGAATGTTCCCCTTTGGGCAATTGGAGCCCTCTGTGCAGAAGGTTATCGCGGCTTAATTTTTCTCTCCGGTACAACGTTAAACCGGTCATTTCCATACTCTTCAGTTTTTTCCCGTTTTCCGTACCGTAAACAGATGCCACCTTGTTGATTTCCAGGCGCGACCGGACAGCCTTCATGTGTACCGCTGACACCACCGGATCACCATTTTTATCCACGGCATCAAGCAGCATCACAACCGCGTTTCTTTCTGTCGCGGAACGGTAAATTGCATCCGGATCGTGCATCAGTTCCGGTAGTCTCTCGATAACATCCATCGGCACCACATGTTTCACACCATTGGTGGCCTTACGCACAGTGTCGCGGGAGATAACCAGCGGCAAATCTGGTGCGCCAAGGTGACGCAATACCGGCGGCGTACGCCCGATGTTTACCGTTAAATCCGTTGAGCGCAGAGACTTCATCATTCTGGCAAGGTCATCACGATAACGCTCGCCCTCACCTTCCGGCACTTTGAACGGATCAGGCTTACCGCTACGGGAGTACTGAGACGATGCGTCCGCGCCATCCTCACGCGGCGTGTAACCTTCCCGCACACGCTGGCCTAACGTGCGAATAGTTTCGCGAACAAGTCTGATATCGTTCAGTTCCGTCGGCTTCAGTAACCCCGTACGACGCAGTACCCCTTTGACCAGGGCAACAACACGCTCCCATGCCGCCACGAATTTAATCGGCTGCTTCTCTGCCATATGCGCCAGAAATTCACCCGCCTGCACTTCCGGTGATTCCTTACCATAAGACGCATCAACCTTACGCCAGGCTTCACGGATGGTGGCGTTATCACTGTCACGGGTTTTCAGCACGGTCTTAATAATCGTCTGATATTCCGCTGGCGTGACTACATGCTCCATTGCATGGTGAATAATCTCGTGACGTAACTTCTCGCGAACGGTCCGCCCGTCAGGGATGTTATCCGCCACCAGGACAATTTCACGTTTATCCGGACGATAGAACGCGTGCCCCTTGCCGTAACCGTCGAATGATTCCCCCGCCAGTGCTTCAGCCTCTTTCTGTGACTTCACCACGCGGACCTTCAGGTCACTGTCCTTAATGCCACTAATCACGCCACGGGCAACAGCTTCAACCTGCGGGACCGGACTGCCTTTGGCTTCCGCACTACGGTTAACATCCGAAATCAGATTGCCTTCAGGTGTGCGGGTCACGCCCTTACGGGAATAAAACGCAACTCCCTTGTCCGTCTCACGGGTTTTCAGTGTTCGGAACAAGTGATCGAATGCCTCACGAATACCGCCATCCAGTTCTGCATTCGTCGGATAAGCGTAGGTGTCCAGCTGTCCATGGTCATCCGCCTTACGGATATTGACCAGATAATCATTCTCCACGCCAGCCATACGCGCTTTATCCTGAACATAACGCTCAAAGGCTCGCGCCGCCATTTCAACATCCGTTGACCAGTACGGTTTTGAACGAACGCCATCCAGGCGTTCAGAACGACGCAACATGTCACTGCTGTTAATGGCTTTCATCACGCCTTTAAACGCGTCGTAAACCTCCTGACGTACCGGATATTCCGCATCAACATACCTGCCGTCTTTAAATACGCGCCCGGCACGCTGTGCTTCCGTCATATAGTCGCCACCTGACGTGATCTTCCCGTCAGTGGAAACATCATAACGACCAAAATAATTATCCAGTGAATGGAACCATTCGTGGGCCAGCGCCCCCGGTCCGTTACCTTTTGTCAGGTTGATTGCCACCTCACCCGGCTCATAGTGTGCCGCCGCCTTACCCTTACCACGGGCACCAAAAGCAAGCCCAAGACGACCGTTCAGAGAAAGCGCTTTTGTCGGCACGTTCAGCACGTCAGCCAGGTCATGCAGCGAGTCATAAGCCCGGTTCAAATCAGCCTGACGACGCGGACTTTCCACATAATTACCAAACTGCACACCACGAAAACCAAACGCATCACTGAACTGCTCCGGCGAAACATCCCCCTTGCGGCGTTCTGGTCCGGTACGATCGCGGTTGGTGGCGTTACGCTGCTCCTCACGCGAGACTTCACGCAGCGCCTTCACCTGATTAACCAGCTCATCACGATGTGTGCGCACATAATCATGTGCATCACGGGCAGACTCAAAACCGCCCTTCAGTTTCTGCCTGTTTTTGCCATAACCGATAAAAATGTCGCCACTGGCCTTATGCCGGTACACGTCAAAGGTTATTCTGTCATCAGCAGAGGTTGCTGGCGTTTCCCTTTCTCTGGAGCCTTGTTCATCGAAATATGCTTTCGCCTTTTTCAGTAACTCATCCCGGCTTTCCGAGAAAAAGAGGTCGCGCCCCTTGCTATCACGAAGCGAATACATCATTTGCGGCGGATCGTAACGTTTTCCCCCGACAAACGAATAAACACCGGACCTGACACGATAGCCGGATGCTTTATCAATCTGCAATGCAGAAAGCGTACGGAGCAGTTTCCAGGTATCCGACATGCTCCGTAACCCCGGCTTACTGTCCATCATATCAGCCAGTTTCGCTGCCGGAATTTTCCCCTCCAGCATACCGGCAGTAGCTTCGCGACCGCTTTTAACAATGCTGATCCATTTCTGCATGTTACGGCTTGTTCTGGTGGGAATTTCACTGCGATACAACGCCATCATTGCCAGCGTGTCACTATCCACACCTTCTTTTTCCAGACGGGCATAATCCGGCTTTCCTTCCGTGCTTCGCCAAACTGTTTCTGATACCCCAGATTTGTGGTGCCAGCAATATTGTCGTACTGCTGCTCACTGTTAAGGTTATCGACCTTTTCCATGAAGTTATCTTCAGCCGGGCGGAGGATTTTTTGATAATCCTGCCACCCTTTCCAGGCCACTTCTTCCTGTGCTATTTGCGCTGCTGTTGGTTTTACTTTGGTATCACCACCGCCTTTTTTTCCGCCCATTATGGCTCCTCAGATAACAAAAAACCCTGCCGGGGCAGGGTCAGAATGTGAATTGCAATTGGTTTACACACGATAATGAATACAGTGGCAGTCAGACCGCTATCCTGAACACCATGAAGCCATCCTCATCATCCGGCATTCGCTCAAAGCCCAGACGTTTTCCCAGCCGGATAAATCCCCGCCTTGCCGTGTGGAATTCAGCCCAGCGTCCGCCAGCCAGACGGGTTAATGTCTTCACCTCCGGCAGATAACGCTCAACACCGGCACTCCCCGTACACACACCCAGCAACACCAGAACATAAGGGATACCGTCGTCACTGAGCACAGAACGCAGCACCAGAAAACCATCCGGTGCCTCAAAGCAAAACGCCTGCTTTTTAAGGCAGGCGTCTTTAACTTCATTCATAAATTCAGGGTTGCGGGAATTTCTCACAACACGCTGCATATACCGGAGAATTTTGTCGTCCATTCTCTCACCAGAAACGAGTGCCATATCGGCTGAACCTCAGCAACCAGTTGACGGGAACTTTCGTCCCCGTCGCGGTTTTCCTACTGCTTACACTGTAAGAACGCCGCAAACTCCGCCCCCCCACAAATTCAGCCGGAGCTCACACAGCGAACCGTGTAACATCCAGATGGTGAAGATTACCGTCATACAAATTGTGACGGTGATGAGCGATTTTTGCGACATAGCGCTTGCCTCCTGAGTGGAGAGGCGCTAACCTTCTACTTGCTTAAGGTATGATGGTTAGGGCCTCGGGTTAAACAAAATGTTTGACTCGGGGCCTTTCCCCACATCAGGCCTTCAGGTTCACCTTCCAGCCATCAGCCGAAAGGCACCCGCGCATAATCTACGATTTTTGCCCTGCACGGGCAACAAAAAACCCGCCATCACAGCGGGTTATGACATGTTGTCGGGTATTACTCAGAATTTCAGGCCAATGCCTGCAAATAAACCATCAGTTTTCCAGTCGCCAGAGCCTGAGCTTTCATAAGTGACGTCCATAGTAACACTTTCATTGAAGTTAAATTGCGCGCCGACAGACCATGCAATAGACGTTTTTTTGGTGCTGTTACTTTCAGAAAAACTACCGGCACCATGATTAAGATTGTCGTTAATTTTCAAGTCAGTGGTGACTTTTGCAACCCCCATACCAGCCATTGCATACACACTGAGGTATTCGTTAAACCGCCACGAAGGACCGGATAGTAGACTCCAGTAATTAGCCCTGATATCAGTTCTCGCTGAAGCTGCCGGGTTTTTTACCTCTCGTGATGGAGCGGAAGGCTTAACATCAATAAATGCCTGCGCATTAGTCATGGAGCGCGCCCATGTAAAAGAGGCTATAACACCCAGTTCATCAGTTATCTCGTAACGATACCTGATGCTCATCCCCAGGGGGCTTTTGGCTGTGCCGTCATGCCCCCGGGCAATAGCATTTTCGTATTCACCTGATGAATTAAAATGGTTTACGTTTACAACATTCCTGAACGTATCCCGGTTATAAACACCCGCGTCTCTAACAAAATCCTTCAGCCCGGGGACGCGGCGTGACGTAGAGGACGTAATACGGATCTTCGCCATACAATTCATCACCGGACAGGCGTACCGGTTGTAACGGATGAGCCATCTCGTCAATAAACAACGAGAGATTATCGACCAGCGCAAGGGTGAACAGGTCAGACTGGTCAATACTCTCAAAACTCGTCGCATCCCCACCGAAAAAATGACGATCATGCGTCGGCGGCAGTACGTCGTTGATCATGATTTTTTTGAATTCAGGGTGATCTGCCGTTGGCAGAATGGTGTCATCAGCAACAAAATCACCGCGGGCACCGGCAAGATGCACTATCGCACACTGGTCTTGCAGGTCGTTAAAGTACGTACCCAGCAGCGTTCTGGCAGAGGATGCCAGGTTGAACTTCGTACGCTGCTGGCTCATACGTCCGCCCGCATCCACCAGGTGACGGCCCTGATTAATTTTCAGGGAAAAATCAGCATGGCTGAGGTCTTCACCACGGCCTTCAACGCGCTCATCCCCCATCGTCGGACGTTTAGAGAGTTTGTGCATGATGCTGAACGTCACTTCATCACCGGCCTGTTTGTTGAGGTCCGTGATTCGCACAACCGGTGCACCTGCACTGGTCTGCTTCGTACTTTTCTTGTCAGGCGAAACTGCTTTTGGTGCATCCTGCTGTTCAGTGAGAATATTCACCATCGAGCGGTTTCGGTTGGCAGCCGTGAAAAGCGCCACCTGATACAGCTTATTCGCCTGGGCTGTTGTTACTGTGGTCATTACGTCAGTACTCCTTCAGTGGTTACTCATCTCGTAAAAATCGCCACCCACACCTTCAGCAGTGGATTCATCAAAAATAATGCACTCATCAGAGACGGCATTAAGTGTACCGGTTCGCAGCTCTTTCGCCTTAGCCGGATATTTTGCGCAAATTTTGCCGTGCTCTGAGATATGCAGGCGCTGCACCGTACCTGAACGGAATGAGGTTGCCACCTGGATACTCGAGCCGTGCCCAAACAGGATATAGCCACCGCTGGCTCCGCTACGACGTTCAACGATGGTGAATGAGGCTCTCAGCCAGTCAGGAAGATGATCAAACGGTACAGCAATTTTGGTGCGGAAAATTTCACTGGCAGCCTGTTTATCCTGAGCGACAATCCCGCATTTGAGATGCGGTATGAATAATGCCTGGTCGAGAAGATAAATATCAATGGCCGTGGAAAACCCCAGCTGGCGTGCTTTCAGGATAATATTTTTATTGTGCATGCTCCGGAACAACTGGCGCTGCGCCGGTCGCATTCTGAAGGTGACCAGCTCACCTTTTTCGTTCTGTATCTTGTAGAGATGATTGAGCCGCCACCAGGGATTGCTCAGTTTAGTCATGATGAACAGACGTTGTTCGGCCTCTGTCATTTCTGACGGTTCATCACATCGCGGTTCATTCTTCCGGAATGTCATCCAGTCTCCCCGAATTACTCATTTCATGCAGCGATGACACGATGTCACTGACAGGCGTAACAACGCCCCGACGCTGGCTGGTCAGAATATCGGTTTCCGCTCTGAGTTTATCTCTGGCAGCGTTGGTTCTTTCCCGGTCAGCACGAAGTTTTGGTGCTGTTTCAGCCAGAACGTCCAGCGTCAGCAATGAGCGTTCAATTGACTCGATACGGGCAATATTCCGGTCAAGAGCCTGTTCAGCTTTGAGTATTTTGTCGTACAGAGCAACGCGGGTTTCCACGTCAGCCGCCTCTTTCAGGTCGGCGAACATTTTTTTCAGTGTTCCTGTTACTGAAAGTGCGCGGGCCCGGGTAAACACCAGTTCATCGGCAAGTTCCATTCCGACTGCATCATCTATGAGGTTATCTGCCTCGAGATACTTCGCGTATCCACGGTGTCTGACGGCGTGGGTGTTACGCTGAGAAAAAGCATTTGAAGGTGGCAAAAGTCTGGAACCACGAGTCCGTTTCGTTTCTGCCAAATTTGCGCATTTTTCATCACAACCATCATCGCCTGAAGGCTCGTCATGACTGGAGTTGCCGTCAGATTTCTGCGCACTTTTTTGATCATCAATTTGCGCATTTTTCTGCGCACTTTTCTCTGTATTTCTGGGGGAGTGTTTGCGCAGTTTAATGTACCGCCGAGCCGTGTCATAACTGATATTGTTCTGACGGCACCAGTCCTGAAGCTTTATGCCGGTTTTGACATGTTCGCGTCGAAATGCCTGCTCCAGCTTTTTCCAGTCCAGCTTTGCCATGTCACCTTCTGACGTTCTCTGTTAAAAACTGATGCACAATGACTGCTGTAAATTTTCAGATTTCACACAGCAGAGCCATGTCTGATTAATGTTTAACCTTATTTAGGTTATATCCGCTTCATTCCACTACAGCACCAGATAGGCTGCCTCGCGGATAAATGCCAAAGTCTCCTGATATAGAAACCCGTCGCCACATCGAGCGCTGATCAACATTTGTATATTCACTGCGACAGAAAGAATTTATTTTATTGAATAGTTAGAAATACAGAATTGCATGCTTTATAAGCATTGACGCACACTTCATTTTTAGCAATATATTCTGTTCTCATAGACGATCAGCCCTGCATGCACTGCCGGACACCGTCGGCAATTTTACAGACCTAAGAGGCAATACCAAAAAGCTAACGCGCTTTATCAAGACTTGAGCAACCAACCAATAAAAAAAGCACCAGTACCGCTACCAATGCCCATTTCGTCGTTGTTCACAGCATTCTGTGTACCCACTGTATTTCGCGTCATATCACCACGTCAGACAATCCTTAAGGATTACATAAGATTTACGCATAATAATGCCCATTTTCAACACAGACAAGGGAATTTATATGTTAAATCAAACGCTAACAAAATCTCTTCTTATATTTTTACTTGTCATAATCGTTTCTGTATCCATCATATACATTGTAAGAACTCCAGTCAGACTTGATGTGAACGATGTCACTGAGATTAACCAGAAACATCCCATTATTTTTCTCATCCGGCATGGGGAAAGATGCGATCGCTCCCAAAGAATATGTCTTTCAGCACATGAGGGAATCACAGTAAACGGAGCTAACAAAGCTCAACAATATGGAGATAAATTCAGAAGAATGTTTCCATACTACAGTCTCTATTCTACAGACACACTCCGAACAATGCAGACAGCCACTTTTTTTTCGGGAGGTAAGACAGCAACTATTCCGGACATATCGACATGTGATGATAACGCAGTAAATAATATCCTTAAAATATCAAAATCAGATCATGTTACTGTGATTTTCACACATAATCACTGTCTGTCCAGAATTGCAAAAAAAATGAATGGATGGAGATTTAAACCTGATTATATGGGCACACTGGTTCTGCATCGGGAAAATCACAATCTGATTCTCGACGGACATTTAAAACCAAACGAGCTTACCCAGTGATCCATTTGTTGATAATGCACTGGCATTGATTCAGGTTATATCTCTCCTCATAAAAAAGGCCAGCGATTGAGCTGGCTCTGTTAATCGAGGCATTGCATCCTGATGTACTCCTGCAGGTAGTTAACCTGCTCGGTTATCTTGTCGATTCCACTTCGGAGACGGTAATAATTGAGTTCAGCATCTGCTGTAAGTCCTGAGCTTTCTCCATCGCCCATGCCGCTGGCTCCGGTCGTTGACTTTGCACAGGTGGCGGCGACTTGCAGGCGCTTACGCCCAGCAGAAACATCAGCACGGAGACTTTCAATAGTCGCGTTAGCATCAGCAAGCTCCCTGGTGTATCTGGCATCGAGTGCAGCAACATCACGCTGGCGCTGCTGTATGTCAGCAATGGTGGCGTTCGCCTGGCTGAGTTTTGTCTTCGCATCATCTCGCTGCTCTTTGTAGGTGATGGCGTTATCACGGTAATGGTCTGTTGCCAGCCACAGCGATCCACAACCAAGCAGCAGGACAATAAGCACGCCATACAGCACACGATTCATATCACCACCAACGGATTGCCCAGACCAGAACAGCAATTGCCACAATACGAATGGCAAAAGCTGCCGCTCTTGTTAAATCCAGACTTGCTGGCGTCTCCACCTCAATGCCTTTCATAATGGACAACCTCAGAAAGAATCTTTTATACTTCCTCACAGGGAAAGAACCTCCCTACCCATAATTTCTCCCTTGCCTTATTCAAGGTCAGAAACACAAAACCCCGCTTGCTGCCAACAAACGGGGTTTTTACTTTTACTCACTTAAATTTTGCCAGTTCGCAGGATTTCGTGTTATCCGTTCGCGTTGGTCAACGGCATTTTTCAGCAGAATATTCTGCTTATCTGTCGATACTCCAGCACGCCAGCGCGCTCTCCTGGTCACGCCGCGATACCTGCCCGTAACAGTTATTTGAGCGGTTCCGACAGTCCCTGCCGCCGTCATATATCCATCGGCGGATTTCAGCACATGCACCTTTCCGGTCTCCTGCGTTCAGTTTCCGGTAAAACGTTGAGGTGAAGCATTTCGAAGGCCCGATGTTGTACGGACAGAATGACGCGATGCCCGCTTTCTGCGGTTCGGTCAGTGGCACTCTGATGTTTTTCTCCTCCCATGCCAGCGCCTTATCACGCTCAATGGCGTTAACCCGGTCGCATTTTTCCTTCGACAACTTCATGCCCGGAACGACAGGTTTGCCATCCACCAGGATGGCACCGCGGCAGATAGTCCAGATACCCGCACCATCACGGTATGCCGTGGTGTGGTTACCTTCTTTTTCGTCAAGAAACTGGTCGAGGATTTCAGGCGCAGAAGCGCCCGCAGCAATCAGCGCCAGAACGACCGCTGATAAACCATAGCGGAATTTCCTGCTCATCAGCTTACTCTCCCCGCGCCGCCTTACGCCGGTCCTCTTTGATTTTGAAATACAGGTTAGTCAGGTACGTCAGCAGCCCAAACAGCAGACTCCCCAGCACGCCTATTGCCGCCCACTGAGACGGGGAAACCCTGTCCAGCAACTGCAGGAACCAGTAGCCCGTTCCCACCGCTGACGTGGTGTATGACACACCTGTTGTGATTTTTTCCATCTGGTACATACCCCGTCTCCCGCAATCCGAAAGCTCACAACAATATAAAGACCACCGGCACACACCGATGGTCCCTTGCGCATGCTTACATCATCATGTCGCTGTCAGGTGTAGGTTCACCGCCATCTGAAGCACTCCCGTCACCCGCGATACCTTCCGGCTCAGGAACCGCTGGTACGCCCAGCAGCTCATCCAGAATGGCATCCACTTCTGCATCAAGACGCGACTCAAGGTTCTGGCGGAGTTTCTGTTTCAGTGCGCTCCGGACTTCTTCAGAGCGCAGGACTTCCTTCACTGCCTCAGCAGTGACCAGGGATGTGATTTCTGACATGGGATTTTCTCGCTGAAAGGGGTTGTTAAGGAGTAACGGGTTCTTCGGGCTTGCTTCCGGCTGACTGACTGGCGCTGATTTTCTCAGCGGCCCTTTTATCAATCTGCCTGCACCAGAAATCGCGCACAGCCCTGTACCCACCCGAAAGAAGATACAGCACACAGACCGCCGTACAGAAGTACAGCATCACCTGATGAATAAATGTCATAATTTCTTACCGTTATGGTTGACAATGAGAATTGTTTTCATTTAAAAACCAATGTACGAAAGCATCTTTTCTTTACATTCTCCATTGGGATTCCCTCCGCCAGCTTCCATTCCTGCCGCTGGCGGCTTTTTTTAGCAATTATGCGGCTGCTCCAGCTTTGTTTGCTTTAACTTCCACCGTATCAATAAGTACAGGGTAGGTTTCTGCACTACCTGTAATATCCGTAATGACAAACCTGTTGAGTCCATTAGCAGTATTGGCCCATTTCACCAGGTCAAACGCCTGTCCATCCACACCATCGAGCACCGGAGTAACATTAATGCTGTTACTGCCCTTAAATTTAAATGCAAGCGTATGCCAGTCATGGTCGAATGCGCCAAACGTGCCAAGTTCTTTTTGTTGATTAACTGTATGATGGTATGCAACATTAATACTGGCTTTATCTGTCTGGACAAAGAAAGAACTCAGATGGCCTTCACCACCCTCACCCGGCCATTCCGCTATTCGCCAGTACAAACCAAAGGCATACTTGTTTCTGGTTGTCTCAAGATTGACGTTTTCGGGGATTTTAAACCGGACAGCAATTTCCCCGCCTTTTTCCAGTAAAAGTTTTGCCTTGTCTGCAGCAATATCACAGTACATTGACCAGGATTTCGCGCTGTTATTTTTCTCAATTCGCAGAGCTTTATTGCCGCTGTCATCAACCAGTGTGCGCCTGCCATACACACCGTCCCAGCCATAGGGTTTCAGCTGATTGTCTGTAGCTTTTTTGGCATCGTAAAAAATTACAGACTCTGAGGTGGTAACCGGTCTGTCTGGAACAACCACCCCGGCAGTACCATTAACAAACGCAGAAGACTTACCCGCGCAGCTCAGAATCGCCGTTGCCAGACGGTCGGAAATAATCCCACGGCGAGCCCATGAACTGAAATGGCTCGCCCTGTCCTGTGACGTCCAGGTGGCTGAGCTGTCACGCCATTTCGAACCGTAATAACCGATACCCGGAATGTCCGGGTCTTCTTCCGGTTTGTTCGTCGGCACATTCACCCCGTTCTCATCGGTCATGAACGGTACGAAATGGATATTCTTTTCCGTTTTATTTTTATAGCTGCCGTACACCGTCTGGTACGTGGATTCGTTCTTCTGCTTCCAGAAATACGTCGTGTCCCCGCATATCCAGGGAACACCGCCAGCAGAGCCACCGACGCACTGGCCTGCCATATCCGCCAGGTCTGCACGGAATTTATCAACCAGCGCACCAAACTGTGCGGCATGATTTGCCGGCGTACCGCCAAAATCAAATTCCCCCTGCATCCACACCACGGCAAACAGCACATTTTTCGGGTTCTTCTCCAGTGCCGCTTTTGTTCGACCGATAAGGTCCTTATACAGCGGCTTGTCCACACCCCAGCGGGTTGAATTCTCCGAGGCGCCACTCGCGTCACTGTATGTGCCATCAGCTCCGGTGGTGAACGCTGAACC